TTCTGTAGTCGTAGCAGTAACGCCATCAAGGATGTTTAGTTCTTCTGTAGAACCTGTATAGCCATCTAGTTTATTTAATTCTGAAGCAGACGCAGTAATCTCTACGCCATCAATGCGTAATGTAGTTGCGTCTAAGTCTGTGGGATTTGTAGAGAGCTCAATGACTGTGCCATCGGACTTCTTAGTGAATAACCGTTTGTCGGCTAAGTTGACAGCTAATTCACCTACTGCCAAGTCACCTGAGGAAGGGACTGAAGAGGCTGAAGAGCTATTCTTTGTAGTAATTGTTGTTGACATTGTATTTTCCTATAGTGTACTCACAATGGTTATAAAAAGACTAAACAGTCTATAAAAGGCTCTCCTAAGAAAGCCTTTGAACACTATTCAGTCTACGCAGGAAGTGCGATTACAACACCTGCTTCTGGACGGTATACGTCTAAGCCGTAGATAGTATCAGCAGTGTATAGAGTTGCTAAGAACTCTTGCTTATACTGAGTTTGTGAACGAACAGCCATTTGCTCACACAAGACCATTGCGTCACGATGCATTAGAATACCACCTTTAACACCAGTTTCTAGTGTAGGGCAGTTGGTAGAAACATAAATGTCAATACCGTATAATGAACCAATCTGACCATTCTGTACAGAACGACCATCTACAAAGTCTGCAGAGTTATAGCGGTCAATACCACGAATCTCATTAACTGCAGAAGGTGGGATAATTAAACAACGCTTGTCCATAGGAACATTGTTGTCATCCAGAACTTGAATTAAGTCACGGAAACCTTGGTCATTGAAAGCACCAACATCTGAAGCACCGTCAGCATCATAAGCTTCAGCAGAACCTGTAGAGGTATTGAACTGATAAGCTGCAGAGTGAACGTATGAAGAACCAGTACCGTCACCAAACTTCTTAGCTAGTTCGTGTAAGTCAGTGTCTACTTTAAGAGCTAATGCATAACCTGCATCGTCTGTGTAGAACTTACGTAGCGAATCAAACGCTTGTACGTCAGTGATGTCTTCGATTAAACGTGAGTATTCGAAGTGTGAATTGATAGTGATAACTAATTCATCATTGGTGTCTTGCTGAATAGTTACTGTATCGGCTGCTGTTTTAGCAGAAGCTGCGCCACGAGTTGGTTTAGGGATGTGCATAGTGTCACCCTTTTTACCAGCCATTGGCATTTTTTGTACTAGGTTTGCTAATACTAAAGAGTTTTTATAGGCAGCGATTACTTCATCAGACCATAGTTCTGGGATGAAATGAGTTGCGTTTGCCTTTGTTACTGTATTACTTGAAGATGGTGTTAAGTTAGCCATTTTTATTACCTTTAAAAATTAAGTTGTTTTTTCGACAGAAAGTTATTATTTAACTCTTCCTTCGGCATATGCCTGTCGAATTTCAGAAGACAAAGCCTGATAACGGTCAGGGTCTTTTGTCATAAGCTCTACAATGTCTGCACGTCTGTAGATTTTCTTAGAAGGTCTATCACTAGAGCCTCGTGTATTACCTGTAGCACCAGACTTCACAGCCTGTTTACGTGCTTTGGTTTCTTGTGCCACCGTATCATTAACCATGCCTTGACGTTCTTTCCATAAAGAAAATAACTCATCAGCGCTGTCAAAGTCGTAAGCATCAGCATTACGTAATAACGTGGTTCTAATTTTAGACTTACCGACCCAATCCATAAAACTCTGCTCAGCTAGTATTTGCTGAAAGTCAGGATGTGTAGATTTTAGTTTAGCAACGCTTTCTTGTTGCGCTAATTTCTGAGACATCTCTTTACTTTGTTTAACAGATGGGTGATTTTCTAACATTTTAGAAATAGCAGCTTTAGGGTTTTCAAAGAAATCTAAATCGTCTACTTCTTCCTCTACTTGCGCAGGGGCTTGTTGTTGTTGTTTAACAGTTTGTGCTTGAATGAAGTCATCAACTACTTTACGTAACTCTCCCACTTCCTGTGATTGCTTGCCTAAAAGCTTTTCAGCGTTCTGGTGCATAGCAACAATATCTTTAACTTCCTTGCCTTGGTATTTCTCAGGGAGTTCTTCAGCCTGTTCAGGCTCTTTAGTTTGTACGTAATCCTCATACCGTGTCTCTTGAGGTTGCTCCTCTACAGGAGTCTCAATGTCTGAGTATTGGGTTTCTTCGTTGTAATCTTCGTTGCGACTGTTGTCTGCCATATTGCAATTCTCCGTACTTAATAGTATTGTGGATAATAAAAATGTTTAGTCTCTTTAGCCCTCAAGTTTAACTAAACGTTGTTAGATAGTTCATGACCTTGTTCAATAAATTGTTCAAAGTTAAGAATCATCTTGATAATGGAAAGTTCACCTTGCACTCGGTACAGGTCTTTCTCATCCTTTAAATAGCCTATTTCATACATATCTTGACGGTCTTTTATCTCATCAATAAACTGTGACCACCCTGCTGTACTAAATAGGCTAAAGAAATTGTTGTAATATACTTCTTCTTCTTGTGTCATGTTACCCCCTTATAAGGAATGACTCTATATATACTATATATTATAACATAAAAATATATAAATGTCAAGCTTTTTCTTGACTTTTTACTATTTATCTGGTATTACTAACACGCCTCTTCTTGCAACAAGCTGTGTAAGTTCATAGTCTCTATAAAAAGCATCATAATGTGCGTTATATGGTGAAGGAACAAAGCGGTATAAGTGTCCATTACTGTACGTATACTTTTCAATACTCCCTTGAATACTGCCTCCATACTCTGCCACACCGTACTGAGACACACCGTATTCATAGTTTTTATTACCAAAACTGTATTCGTCCTCTCCATACTCCGCAACAGTATATTCAGCTACTGCGTCTGTACGTAATGTCTCAGGAGGGACAGCCCAGTTGTACATGTAATCAGTCCATGTAAGCTTAGCCTCCACTACACGAGTGTTAGTACGATAGACAGGCGCAGAAGCCTTGCTAATTGTTTCTAGGTCTCCTGCGTCTATTACATCATCGTTAGACAAGGTGAAGACTAAATGATTGTCAATGTCAACTTGTACGTCAACAACTGAAACACCATCTACTCCGTCTTCACCGTCTTTACCGTCTTTTCCGTCTCTACCTGCTTTGCCATTTAAACCGTTTAACCCGTCCTTGCCGTCTTTGCCTGACTTTCCTCTTTCGCCTTGTTCTCCTTTGTCACCTTTAGCTCCGTCTTTACCGTGCTTTAGTTCTAAAGAGTCTATCAAGCTGTGTAGACGTTCGATGTGACCGTCTACATAGGTCTTAAGCGTTAAGAGTATTTTCGTCTGAGCCATTTGGTGTCTCCTGTTCAAACATCTTTATCATATCTTTCTCAGCCTTTTTAGACTCAGCATCAATATCTAGCTTCTGTTTCTTCAAAGACAACTCAGCAAGTTTCATACGTTTTTCAAACTCTTTCTCATCTGCCTCTCCCTTACCTAAGTTGGTAGAAGCAGCCTTAATACGCCCTGTTTCAGCTTCGTATTGTTCAATGCTAATTTCAGCTCTATACTTCTCAGCACGAGCATTAGCTTCTGCAGCCTGTGCATTAAGTGCAGCAGCTGTAGCTTGTTCTTTAGCAATAGCAAGTTGCATCTGTTGCTGTTCGAATTGCTGCTGCATCTGAGCAGCTTGTTGCTGTTCTGGTGTAGGCTGTTGCGCTTCACGCATCTTAGCCAACATCTCTTCACGCTTAGGTAGATTCATGTTCTCAACAATCGACTCAATAAGCATAGGGTAAACTGGATTGTCTTGAGGCATGGTCTGCATAAGCTGAACAAGCTGTGTAGTTTCATATTCACGAGCCATTAAGCCTAATGAAGATGAAGCTACGAATTTAAAGTCCTGTGCAGGGTATAGCTCAGGATTGTATTGCATGTAACGCCAAGCTGTTTTCTGTACCATTGGAATTAGGAACAGTTCTTGGAAGTTAATTAGTGTGCGCTTGTGACGCTTTATAATTGCTCCAAGTGACATACTAATACCAGCAGCAGTAGCTTCACCGTTAACGCCTCCTGCAACGCCTGAGGAGTCTACAGCGCCTGTTGATTGCTGCACCATTTGTTCAAGCTGTCCTGCCTGTGCAAATGTAACCTGACCTACTTGTCCGAAGTTAAACGGTTGTAGAACTTCAGCAGGGTTACCGTTAGTTAGGAATATTTTCCCCGGTCTCACTTCAGGCTTCATACCTCTAGGAAGGCGTGAGGCGTCCACAGCCATCATAGGATGAATAGTTAGGGCTAACGCATCAATACGTGCTCTAAGTTCCGTGTCGAGCGCTTTCTGGCTGTTGTAGCCCTTCTCACAAATACCTCTACCCCAGAAACGACTAGGTACTACGTCCCAAGGGAATGCTACGATAGGACGGTCTTGCATCATGTATGGGTTTTCTTCTACCTTCAGAATCTGTCCATTACCTAATACAACAATAGCTTCTACATACTCGCTTTCATCGCTGTCTTCATCAGACAAAGAAATAACTTCCTCGTCTTCATCTAACTCTTCATTAACTGCATCGTTAAACAACGCTCGTGGTACTAAACCATAGTATTTAGTTAACCGTACTTTATCTTCTGGAAAGACTGCTAATTCCTTATCAGCTTCTAAGTCTGTATCAGGAGATGCTTCGCCTACGTCAATGTCACGATATACACCACTTTCAATTAACATGTCCACTTGGTGTTTAGAAACAAACTGGTCAGTGGCTACGCCAAGTGCATCTTCTACTGTTGTGGCTACAGGGTCTATTAAGAAGTTCTGTGGCAAGATAGGGTTTAGTTTAACCACGAAGCGGTCTTGAATCTCCACACCTACAGCCTGCATAGCTCCTTCCATAATAGGTTGGGTAGCAGGACGCATCTCTTTAACTTCTTCGATGACCAACTCACCAATACCTGTTCCGTAGATAGCACCGTTAAGGATACATTCAGCTACAGCTTTACGTGTCTTGGTGAAGCCAAAGTCTTCTTGTAACTGTCGCTTCATCTGACCAACATCTAAAGGGTTCTGGTCAGCTACGTCA